TTGGCAGAATTGGCTCGTATCAAAGAACTGGCTAGAATCTAAGGAGCAAAAAATGAACGGTGTATTAGGCACAGTTGATCTATTACCTAATATTTCACAGGCAGTGTATTTCAATAACTACGATACAGCCAGTATCGTAGTTATTAATGTTTGTAATCGAGGAACTACCACTACCTCAGTTAGTCTTGCTGTTAGTGTAAGTGCAACTAATCCATCTAATGCAGAATGGATCGAATTTAATTTAGGTTTATCCCCCAATAATACCCTAGAAAGAACCGGCATTGCTATCAGTCCTGGTAGGTATCTAGTTGTTAGATCGTCTAATGCTAATGTAAATGCAGTCTGTTATGGCGTAACTAACGGAACAACTGCACTCGCTGGTATAGGTCAAAATTTAGGTACAGCACCTACATGGGTATCTGATAACCCGTTACCCACAGTCTTTGCAGGTGATCCTAATACAAGTATTCAATTATCGGCCACTGATACCGAAGGCGAATCTCTTACTTATAGTTTAACTTCTGGAAGTCTACAAGGTCTAAGTCTTTCACCAGCGGGTTTAATTTCAGGAACTGCTTCAGTCACTGGCTACTCTTCAGGAGTTCCAGATAGCACTGCTACTGCTAATATTACAGTAACTGATTCTAGAAATAATTCAACTATACGTGCTTTTAATATTGTTAGACGTTGGAGAGATGGCAGTTCATCAGGTCAGGCTGCTCAGAGCGCCGAAGCAATTAAAGCAATGACCAACACAACTACCAATGCACAATATTGGATTCAACCAGTAGGTGCTCCTACAGCACAGCAGGTATTCTGCATCATGGACAATTCTATTGGTGACAGTGGCGGTTGGATGGCAGCATTTAACATATTATCAAATACAATCTCTGGTATGCCAGGCGGCGCTGCTGATTGGGGTAACGCAGATTTCTGGGACACTAGGGACAATACATTCAATACAGGCAGCGGGTTGACTGCAAACTTTAAAAATAATCTTTATGGTTATTTTGGTGTAAGGCGAATAAATTTTGTTTTACATAATATCAGCAATACAAGTTTTAGAGGATTCGGCCAGTATAATCTATTAAGTTCTTTGGCAGGTAGAACCTTATTTCAATTCTGCGGAGGCGGAATTGCTCCTGCATCGACTGATAATGTCGTGGCTTCTGGGGCAAGAACTGCCGGTAGTGCTGTTGGAGCATCTGGAACAGTAAGAAATACTAATAGAGGTCAAACAGAATACGGAGATATTTTCGTTGACGGGCAGAATTCAGCATGGCCGTTAGTTTTCAGACAACGCGGTCCTTGGGATTCTAGTGGAGGTCCGTTGAATAATGCTGTTAGAATTGCCACTACTATCGGTATTGGAAATAAATCATACGGACATACTTTTGCAGGCATTGGCGGAATGCATGAGCACTCGGGTTGGAAAGGTGACTTCGCTATGGCGCCTATAAGCCCTTATTGCGATAACCCACAGAGTTACGGTGATAGGACTTCGGGCATTAACATGTCTGAATTTATACCTTTTAGTTACCCATACTCTACTTCTTGTACTAATTACACCGGTGGACCTGGACAATTAAACGTCGGGTACGGTGTATTTGTAAAGTAACCATTTTAAAAATAAGAAACGGGCTCTTTTTAGAGCCTTTTCTTTTGGCAAAAAAAATTAATATAATCATTGACCTTGCTAAATAAAAAGCGCATAATAGTTGTTATGCGAAAGGCATATAAGTCATTTACATTAAAGGCATAAGGAGGCTATAAAATGGCAACACTAGCAGAAATTCGTGCGAAACTTCAAGAAGCACAATCAAAGGGCACAGGCTCTACATCAAGCGGCGGCGACAACGCAATTTACCCCCACTGGAATATGCAAGAAGGCAAAGAAGCCGTAGTACGTTTCTTACCCGACGGTAATTCAGCCAACACTTTTTTCTGGGTAGAACGTGCAATGATCAAATTGCCGTTTGCAGGCGTTAAAGGCGAAACAGACTCACGTCAAGTACAGGTGCAGGTACCCTGCGTTGAAATGTACAACGACGGTACAGTTTGCCCAATCCTTTCAGAAGTTCGTGGTTGGTTCAAGGACAAGAGCCTTGAAGAAATGGGTCGTAAATATTGGAAGAAGCGTTCATACATTTTCCAAGGTTATGTTGTAGAAGATCCGCTGAAAGAAGATAAGACTCCAGAGAATCCAATTCGTCGATTCATCATTGGTCCGCAAATCTATCAAATTATCCGTTCAGCATTGATGGATCCTGAGTTGGAAGAATTGCCAACTGATTTCATGCGTGGCGTTGACTTCCGTATTGCTAAGACCAGCAAAGGTGGTTTTGCTGACTACTCTACATCAAAGTGGAGTCGTCGTGAACGTGCTTTAACTGACATTGAGAAGGCAGCAGTTGATGCACACGGTCTGTTTAATTTAAGTGACTTCTTGCCTAAGAAGCCCACTGACGTTGAACTTAAGGTAATGAAAGAAATGTTCGAAGCATCCGTCGAAGGCGAAGCCTACGATATGGAACGTTGGGGACAATATTTCAAACCCGCCGGTATGGGAGCCGCAACTGGCGATCCAAACAAACAAACAGCGGCAGCGCCTGCATATGATGCAGACGACGAGCCCGCTCCAGTAGCAAAGGCAGCACCGGCAGCACCTGCTCCAAAAGCAGAGACAGCATCGGCTGCTACTAATGATGGTAATAGTCGTGCGCAAGATATCCTTGCCATGATTCGTAACCGTCAGAAATAATAATAATAAACAAAGAGTGCGAGCCAGTCTCGCACTCTCTTTACTATCTGGAAAACTAACATGGCAAAAGCATTTGATATTTCAAAATTTAGAAAGTCAATTACCAAGAACATTGAAGGTCTTAGTATTGGTTTTAATGATCCTACTGATTGGGTCAGCACGGGCAATTATGCCCTCAATTATCTTATTAGCGGAGACTTCCACAAGGGTGTTCCGTTAGGTAAAGTTACTGTGTTTGCAGGCGAATCTGGTGCTGGCAAATCTTATATCTGTTCCGGTAACTTAATTAAAGCAGCACAGGCTCACGGCATTTTTCCTATCCTGATTGACACAGAAAACGCACTTGATGAAGATTGGCTTAAAGCACTAGGTGTAGACACAGCCGACGATAAGTTGTTGAAACTTAACATGGCTATGATTGACGATGTAGCAAAAACTATCACAGAGTTTGTTGCAGAGTACAAGGCAATGCCAGAAGAAAGTCGTCCTAAAGTTTTATTTGTTCTTGACTCTCTAGGTATGTTGTTGACTCCTACAGACGTTAATCAATTCGAAGCAGGCGATTTAAAAGGTGACATGGGTCGTAAGCCTAAAGCACTGACAGCGCTGGTTCGCAATTGTGTGAACATGTTTGGTTCATTAAACATTGGTCTAGTTGCTACTAACCATACATATGCTTCACAAGATATGTTTGACCCAGACGACAAGATTAGTGGTGGTCAAGGTTTTATCTATGCGTCAAGTATTGTTGTTGCAATGAAGAAACTTAAACTCAAAGAAGACGAAGATGGCAACAAGGTCAGTGAAGTATTAGGAATTCGTGCCGCTTGTAAGATTATGAAAACTCGTTACGCTAAACCTTTTGAAAGTGTACAAGTTAAGATTCCTTATGAAACAGGTATGAATCCTTATAGCGGTCTTGTAGACTTGTTTGAAGCAAAAGGTATCCTCCAAAAAGATGGAAACCGACTTAAATACGTTGACCTCAATGGCGAGATTCATTTAGAATATCGCAAAGCATGGACTGGTGATAAATTAGAGTTAATCATGAATGATATTTCTAAGAAACCAGTTTTTAACGAAACTAAAGTTGTTGAGGAAGTTTAAGGAGCCCTTACATAATGAAAGAAGATATTATTGCAGATATCTGGACGTTGTTTATCGAAACCATACCCGAGAAACAAAGAAAAGATCTAGCCACAGATTTTGTTAATCTTTTGTTGGACCATGGCATTAAAGAATCTACATTACAAAGTCTTCAAGGCATAGATGGATACCTAGACGATGCGATAGAGTATGCCATCGACGATGAAGAAATTGCCGATGATGAAGAAGATTACTACGAAGATGAGGAATAAATGAATTGGTACGATCGAGTTTCGAAAGATATCTCAGAGATACCCAATGCTGTGGCACATTATGAAGCCGAACTATTAGCAGCAAAAACTGATTCCCGTATAACGGGAAATATTGAAAGAGCCGCTGCTAATATGCCAGGTATTGTAGAAACTCGATTTAATCAACTTCAAGAAATTGAAGCCATTCTCGAATATCTTAATATAGAGTTACGCAGGCTTCGTAGTCAACACTTCCGTAAATATTTAGAAAACTACCAACGGGCTTTATCTTCGAGAGACTGTGAAAAGTTTGTCGAAGGTGAGTCTGATGTAGTAGATTTTGAAAAAATTATCAACGAAGTAGCATTGTTACGCAACAAGTGGTTAGGCATTATCAAGGCACTTGATATTAAACAATGGCAAGTATCTAATATTGTTAAACTACGAACGGCCGGATTAGAAGATGCTACATTATGAAAAAAGTTTTAGTTACAGGTTCTGAAGGATACATTGGAAAACATCTTATCAAGATGTTAGAAAATAAGTATGATGTTTTTAAACTAGATTTAGTTGATCCTACTAATTCAATTGATATAAGAAAATCCATAAGTATCGATATAGAATTTGATACAGTTGTGCATCTTGCTGCGCTGGTAAATGTAAGTAGATCGACTAAATTTCCTTTAGAATATCACGATACAAATGTAAATGGGACTGTGAACTGTCTCAGAGATTTACGCTATAAAAACTTTGTGTTTGCATCAACTGGTTCTGCTGCAGGACTAGCAAGTCCGTATGCTATATCTAAAAAAATGGCCGAACTTATTGTTGAAGATTATTGTAGAAAAAATAACAAAGATTTTACTATGTTTAGATTCTACAATGTCACAGGTGTTGACGGCTTTCCTCCAACCAATCCTGACGGTCTAATGGCTAGTTTAATACGAGCACACGACGAAGGAATATTCTATGTGTACGGGGGAGATTATAATACACCAGACGGCAGTGCTATTCGAGATTATACACATGTGAATGAAATTTGTTTAGCACTGGTCAAAGCCATTGATACTTCTTCTAACAGTCTAGAAAATCTAGGTCACGGAGTTGGAACATCAGTGAAAGAGATGGTTAGATTGTATAAAGAAATTAATAATTGTGATTTTAAAGTTGAAATTCGAGATCGCAGGCCAGGTGATCTTGAAATAAGTGTTCTTGATAATGTTTCACAATACATGACTAAATTATACGATATAAAAGATTTGTTAAGGAGATAACTGTGGAACACTTTTACCAAAACTTTGATGGATTCATGAGCGAAAGAAATACCGTATTTCTAGATATTGCAGTTGAAAAATTTCCTGCTAATGGCGTATGGGTTGAACTTGGTTCATGGACCGGTAGGTCAGTAGCCTACTGTGTTGTAGAATTAATTAATAAAAATAAATTAGGCAAATTCTACGCTGTTGATACATGGGACGGCGGTATTGAATTAAAAGACCATGAATCTAGTAAAAATCTCAAAGACGTGTTTCATGAAAATGTAGCACCTGTACTTGATAAGATTGAAACCATTCAAGCACTAAGTTGGGATGCTGCTAGTCGATTCGAAGATAATTCTGTTGATTTTTGTTATGTAGATGCAGGCCACACATATGAATGTGTTATACAAGATCTACATGCATGGTGGCCAAAAATAAAATCAGGTTCTATTTTTGGCGGCGATGATTACACTAAAGGTCATCCGGGAGTCCAACGAGCAGTATGGGAATTCTTTGGATCGAAAAATATCAAAGTTAAACGCAGTGGCCGCTGCTGGTTTATTGAGAAGCCTTAAGGTTCTCAGTCCAGAAAGGATACTGACGTAATAACTTATCAACAGATTCAGGATACCCTGGATCTGCACAAAATTCAGTTATTGTTTTTCCGTTTATAGCATCACCATTGTTGCCATTGTGAAAGTGCTCTAGCATCTTGTCAGTATCCCAATTCTGAGTTTCAATACAACTCTCTGCTTTGGATCGAATGATATCATCGTTACCCATCCAACCCCAATGCCATCCTGCTATTTTAGGAAATGACACACAGTGTGATCTGTCTTTTTTCTTCTGAGCATGGCCAACACCTGCTAACAATCCTTTGTATAATTCGCAAGGATCGTTGAACATATTCTTTTTAGCAACAACATTACCAGCCCATTTTCGATTTACTTTTTGATCAAATCGATACACATAAAAATCTAGTGTGCATGTTACTGGTTTGTTTGACTCGTTAAGCAAATTAACAATTTCGTCAAACAATTCTGGATTTAGATTTTCGTCTAGGTCGCTGTGCATGATAATATCAGTACCTGCACAATCTTTATACCCGTCTACTAATGCGGCTCTTTGACCGTTTTCAATATCCCAGTTTGTCCAAGTTTCTGGAATATCTAATTTAACAACTACTAATCTATCTTTAAGATGTTCGTATTTTTTAATGTTTTCACTGAGATGGTAAGGTTTTGGTTTGCCACTCATGGTTCGATTTCCTTCACATATAACCCAACGATCTACATAATTTTTAGTAAGTTCGATGCGAAGATCTAACATATGGAATTCATTATTAAACAGGGTAGTATCTACAATCATATTTTTCCTTAAAACTTATAAATTATTTGGTAAGCATCATAAACGGGATATATTTCTTTTGCTTCTAGATATTCAACAATCATTCGACCTTTTCCGGTACGTTTTCCGCTTTCTAATAATCTAGAATTATCATCTATTGCTACAACGCATCCTGGTTTTAAATGCTTTTCTATTACTAAGAATTCTTTTAAATGATGTTCTGCACTCGGTGCATCATTAGCCCATTCAACATCGTAACTATCGAGATAAAACAAATCTATATTATTAAGGTCCGACAGGTCAGCGAGCCACGACACACTATCGCTGCAATTAGATTTATAATATTTGTTATCTACAAAAGTGTTAGCAGTGTCAACGGCAGATTGATCAATGTCAACTGATCTAACAAATCCACCATGTATCTTTACAAATTCTGCAAACAAGAATCCACTGTTGCCATCCTTCCAATTCATCGGATTTCTAACAGTACCTGTTTCAATAATTTGAAAACTTGATTCTTTTGCAGATAGCAGGTGCTCAAAGATGATTTGATAACCCTCGGATCTATCATATATGTCTTTTTCTAGACCTCTTTTTAACCCGGAAGATCTCCGATTTAATAAGTTCTTGTATTGCGTTTTATAAATGTTAAGCCAATTGTCCATAAAAATATTTACCTATAAAACTACCACATAAATAACGATATGAAAAAAATTGTTATTGCCACCGGGGGCTTTGATCCCGTACATTCCGGACACATTGCGTATCTTAAAGAAGCACGTAAATTGGGCGATTCGTTGATCGTTGGAGTTAATTCAGACGAATGGCTACGACGAAAGAAAGGCAAAGAATTTATGCCTTGGGAAGAGCGGTTTGCAATTATATCAGCACTAGAAGATGTTGAACGAGTAATTAGATTTGACGATAGCGATGGTTCAGCCAAAGATGCTATTAATCAGGTTAAATCATTATTTCCGTATGATAAAATTATATTTGCCAACGGCGGGGATAGAACCAAAACAAATATACCTGAAATGGATCTAGAACATGAAAATTTAGAATTTGTATTTGGAGTAGGCGGCGAACATAAGATGAATTCTAGTTCTTGGATATTACAGGAATGGAAAGCACCAAAGACTGAGCGTCAATGGGGCTATTATCGTGTTCTACATGAAAATGGCCAAGAAGTTAAACTAAAAGAACTTACTGTAGAACCTGGTAAAAGATTATCCATGCAACGACATAAAGATCGTGCAGAGCACTGGTTTGTCGCAGAAGGTACAGCAACAGTCTATACAATAAATCAAAGCACAGATGCAGAACTTCTAGGAACATTTAATAAATTTGATCACATTCATATTAAACGAACTGAATGGCATCAATTGTGTAATGAATCACAAGAACCTCTTAAAATTATAGAAATTCAGTACGGAGAAAATTGTATTGAAGAGGACATTGAACGCAAATGAACAATTGGATCTTTTTAAGTAAAGAAGGAAAAGACGAATATATCAATATGTTCGCATTAGGTAGTGGTGGTCGAGTTATTAGTACTGACGATTTCAACTACGATGATTCTACTGATCCTATAGTATTAAGAGGGATCCTCAAAAAGAAGATCATGCAAAAATGTTGGCTAAATGGTCGAGATTTTTATTTCATGGATACCGGATATTTAGGTAATCAAAGAAACCCATTAAATCCCATGGGGTGGAAATTTTATCATAGGATTGTAAAAAACGATCTTCAACACGATAAAATTATTGCAAGACCCGATGATAGATTTAAGCAGTTAATGATGCCTATCCAGCCATGGAAAAAAGGTGGCCGTAAAATTTTAATTGCCAAACCAGACGAAAAGCCGATGATATTTTACGGATACGATCTAGAAGAATGGTTAGAAGAAACTATTAAAACAATTAAAGAATATACCGATAGACCTATTGTTGTTAGAGAACGTGTAAAAAGCAGAGCCGACCGAGTAGTTACTAATACACTAAAAGAAGCATTGGATGATGATGTTCATTGTTTAGTAACTTTTAATTCTAATTCTGCTACAGAGTCTGTGCTTCATGGCATACCAGCATTTACCTTATCGCCAACACATGCGGCTGCTCCGGTTTCTTTGCAAGACCTAAGTAAAATAGAAAATCCTTATTATCCAGATAAAGACAAAGTACATGCATGGGCATGTCATTTAGCATACGGACAGTTTCATGTAAGTGAACTCAAAGATGGCACTGCTTGGAGAATTTTAAATGAGCAATGATATTAGAAAAGTTTTTGTTGGTTACGATTCGCGAGAAGATATTGCATATAAAGTCTGTGAATACTCAATATATAAACATTCTCCCGGCGCAGAAGTAATTCCTTTAAAGCAGGCCGATCTTCGTAGAGATGGGTTATATGAAAGACCAGAAGATCCGTTATCTTCTACAGAATTTACCTTCACTCGTTTTTTAGTTCCGTATCTATCCAACTATAACGGATGGGCACTTTTTTGCGACTGCGACTTTGTGTGGGATGGCAGTATAGAAGAAATATTTGAAAAAGCCGATTCTAAATATGCAGTAATGGTTGTTCAACATGATCACAAACCAAACAACACTACTAAGATGGACGGTAAACAACAGACACAGTATCCAAGAAAAAATTGGAGTTCTATGATATTGTGGAACTGTGAGCATCCTAGTAATCAACAATTAAATCCAGAATTAATTAATAAGACTACGGGCCAGTTTCTTCATAGATTTGAATGGTTATCAGATCACGAAATTGGCAAATTAGACTTTAGGTACAATTTCTTAGTAGGTTGGAACGATCCTAATTCAGTTAAGCCGGTTGGTTATCACTGGACGGAGGGCGGCCCATGGTTCCCTGAATATGTTAACTGTCCGTTTAACAACGTATGGATAAAGTATCTTTTAGAATACGCTGAGGAAATTGGTAAAGACCATGTGATGCAACGAACTCCTATTACATGGGTTACATCATTGTCAAGATCTTATTACGATGAAGTTGCACAGCATACATTGCCGTCGTGGAGTAATTTGCCAGGCGACATAGTTGTTGTGTGGGACGACAAACCACTAGACATTGGTATAGGTAAAATCTTTAACTTCTGGAAAGATGTTGCATCTCCTGAAGATCCATGGCTTAAGGAAGGTATGGGCGGTACCAAGGCTGATAGATTCTGGAAGAAGAGTCGTGTACAAGTATGGGCTACAAGAAAATTTAAAGGACTTGTTGTCTGGATTGATGCCGATATTCAAATTACTCAACCTTTATCAAGATCAAAGGCCATAGAAATGCTACATCCCGGAGACAAGATATGGGGAACATTAGATTGTGGCGAGGATCATCCGCAGGTTTATGATCATATAGATACTGGTATTGTATCGTTTAATACTAAGCACAACAGTTTTCAAGATTTTATTAGAGAATATTCGTTAATGTGGTATAATGGACAAATATATCAATGTCGTCAACCATATGACCATTATGCAGTAACTTTATTAAGCAAGAGATGGCCAGTAAAGTCATTTGTACCTAATTGGAAGACCTGGAAAATTATGCAAAATGATTTTCCTAATAGATTCAATATGGAAAACAGTTTTCTTTCAGAATACATGACGCACCATCTAGGTATTGAAAATAAAGAAATTCTTTCTAAAGAAAAGAAGAAGAAAAATAAATGAAATTAGCCACTTACCTTGGATGTTTGCCTCCTAAAAATAAAAATTCTGAAAAAGAGCAGATTTTAAATAACTTTAGTTTAGGAGTTAGTTATTCAGGTGACGATGTTGAAATTGTTCAAGACCATAGACTAATAGATGCTGATGCAGCGTTAATGGTTGGATGGGTCCATGAAAATTCTAAAGAATCGGCACACTTGGTTTTTAGGCGGCAGATCCTAGAACATCAACTAAGGCGTGGCAAACATACCATAATTGCTGATAGTAATTTATTTTTATACAAAGATACAACTAATCCTCATCACTATCTAAGATATAGTCTTGATGGAATTTTTCCTAATACAGGCAACTATTGTGACAGTAATGTAGATCCTAAAAGATGGGAGAAATTTTCATCAGTCACAGGAATACAACTTCAGAAATACAGAAAAGGCGGAAATCATATATTACTATGCTTACAGCGCAATGGCGGATGGAGCATGGGTAACTTTGATGTAGTTGATTGGGCTGCTGAAACTATCAAGACTCTAAGAAAATATTCAGATAGAGAAATAATTATTAGAGCGCATCCTGGAGATAAAGATGCGTTGAGATATTTGGCTCCTAAAAATTTAATGAAAAAAATTCCTTTATTGAAAGGAGTAAGATTATCGAGACCCGGGTCGACACTGATGCAAGATTTAGAAAATTGTTGGGCAGTAGTCAACTATAATTCAAGTCCTACAGTTGGCGCCGCTATAGAAGGGTATCCAATTTTTGTAACAGATTCGGATAGGAGTCAATGTTCTCAAATCGCTAATAAAGATTTATCTTTGATTGAATTTCCTATATATCCAGATAGAGAACCATGGGTACAGAGATTAGCAATGTTCCATTGGAGTTTTGACGAGTTAGTAACAGGTGAAGCATGGGCACATATAAAAACACATCTCTAAACATTGAAATAATCACAAGTTTTAGTGAAGAATATTATAATAAAATTGGCAAGGACAGTATCGAGTCTTGGGTAGAACATTGGCCGGAAGACATGATTCTTAACTGTTATGTTGAGGGAAATTTTGAAATTATTGACCATCCTAGGATTAAAAGGATACCTTTTGACGTAACCGAATATCCTAAATTCTTAGAAAGAGGAAAGATTGGTGGTCAAGAAAGAAAGTTTGCAAAAAAAGCATTTAGTTTTGTTCATTCCATGCAAACCACTGCTGCTGATAGAATTATATGGCTAGATGCTGATGTTATTACCACTGATCACCTAACTAGACCATTTATTGAATCAGTATTGCCTCATGAAGTGTTGAGTACACACATGGGTGTAACATATTATGAAAAGAAAGATGGAACCCCCGGTAGGTGGTATGTTCCAGAAACTGGTTTTTTTGCAGTTAACACTCGTCATCCAAAGTTTTCTAATTTTAGAGACGAATATCGTAGACGATATCTAGAGCACGATCAATCTAATTTGAGAAGATTCTACGACAATGACGTTTACGGTTATGTCTTAGAAGAATTGAAGACAGAAACTTTAGATTTATGCAAAAACTTTGGGAAGCCATATAAAACTCCCTTAAGACATACGGTTCTTGGTCCGTACCTGCATCATTACAAAGCCAAAGGTGCCAAGGCGGACTATGTCAACGAGGACTAATCCAGTATTTTTCGGGTCGATGAACTATTAAATCGGTCCTAAGGCTTTTTCCTGTATTTTTTCGATTGCCTTTGAGATGATCTAGATAGGCGCCCCATGGGCTATTAATCAACGGGTGTCCTTCGCCTTTGATTAAACCTTTACACCAGTCATTCCATTGCCATTCGGGATGTCTTTGTCTAACTTCTTTACGAACTTCGTCAAAAACCCAACAATCGTTCCATTCGCTGAAAGAAAAAAGTCGACCGGAGTCATAGGCCTTTTGAAATTCCACAAGAAATTCTTGAGTCTTTGGATCACGCAGGTCCATGGAATATAAACCACATTCTGTAAACTTTTTTTCTCTTCCGAGAAAACCTAAACCGTATCCGCTGACCTGTTTATCTATAAAATGATGGGGGATAGGAGTGTGGCAAACCATATCGGCATCCATCCATAGCAAAATATCAGCGTCTGTGTTTTTAGCAGCATGGCATACAGAATAAATTTTATGACTAAATCGTATGGCATCCCATCTAAAACCTATTCCCGGCTGTTTACCCTTTTTATCCATAGGGCCAGTCGGCACTTCGCCTCTAGCCTTTGGGTCATTTTTCCATTGTTCTTTAAATACGACCAGTTCGGGAATAGATTTATGTAAATCTCTAACAACTAGATTTGGAGCAGACTCTTCTACTTGATGATCTTGAGGGTATACATAAAGTGTAATATCAGAAGGCCAGTTTTCTAAGAATGTTTGAATCATTCTTTTACCATATTTTAGGTAACCTTCGTGATGAAATGTTGTAACAACGGCTTTTTTCATTTTGTTTGCAAAGTCCAGTCAGTTCCTTGATTGCCACTATATCTCTTAATGTCGGCTTCAACCATCATCTTAACTAAGTCGTCAAAACTGGTCTTTCTTTTCCAACCTAATACAGTTTCTGCCTTTTTAGGATCACCGCACAGACTGTAAAGTTCCGCAGGTCTCTTAAATCTAGGATCACTTTTAACATATTGTTGCCAATCTGCAATGCCAGCATATGCAAATGCACGTTCTAATAAATCACCAATAGTGTACTGAACACCGGTGGCTACTACATAGTCGCCTGGCTGGTCTTGTTGCAACATTAACCACATGGCTTCAACAAAATCGCCGGCAAATCCCCAGTCTCTTTTTGAATCTAAGTTACCTAATGTAATGCTATCGGCCAACCCACATTTAATTTTTGCCACGCCATCTGTGATTTTTCTAGTTACGAATTCTTTTCCCCTAATAGGCGACTCGTGATTGAACAAAATACCATTAGACGCATGTAGGCTATAACTTTCACGGAAATTTACCGTGATCCAATAGGCATATAACTTAGCAACACCATAAGGACTACGAGGCATAAACGGTGTTGATTCGTCTTGATGACCTCCTGAAAACTCTATACTGTTTCCGTACATCTCAGAAGTAGA